GTTGCGCCACCAGCCTGCGAATACTATCTGAACTTTCTTTAGGAAGTATGCTCTGTATATATTTAAAAATGATATAATTCGCCATACATAATATTGGGAAGGATAAAACATGGCCCATTAGTTGACCATTTTGTTGGATAAAAGCTTCTGGTAAGTTAAATTTAAAACCAGAAGATAAGTTGGATAACCAACTCGTATCCTCTCTACGGAGAGGATTAGTGTAAACAACTTTACTATGTAAGAATGTTTTTCTTATATGGAGTTGTTCTTCTAAAGGTAATTTTTGTATAACAAAGTTAAGAATTAACTCTGAAATATACGATGCTAGATTATCCGTAGCACCCGAAAAATCACCTGAAAGGAATCCCCAATCAGTCGGGATCCCACCACCAACAATGTATTCTATATCCTTTTGCTCTAAAGTATGACCTACTAAATTAAAAAGGCGAAAGCTCTTAAGTTGATCCCATAAGAACTTTTGATATTTCTTCATTCCCATATAATCCAACATAGCCGGACACGAGACAATTCTTCCTTTTAAAGGTTCCAAAATAACTTTTGGATTCACAGTTCCGGTTTGGTTACCCATTCGGAAATATGTGGCTCTTTCATATAGTTCACTATCTGGAAAGCCATACCATGGAAGATCCCGTCTATTTACTGAATAGATAGACTTTGATGGAAAATTGTATAATTCCGTAATCACGGATTTATAGCCCAAAAATTGAGGTTCACGAAGTAGATATACTTCTCTGGAATTAAATTTATTAAGATGTTCTTCAATTTTTTGATCATATAATTGAACTAATTGTTTAAATAACAAGCTTCTTAATTCAATATCTTGAATTTGTCGAATTAATAACTTTTTTTCTTCAAATTCTTGATCAATTTCAGGGACCATGACAATGTGATCCCTATTTAATTCCATTTCGAGAAACTCTTGTCTTAATTCAGAATTTCTTTCTGATATCATATCGTTCTGGTAAGATATCATTTCCTCAACCTTTCCCTGAGAAATTAGATCAAATTTTCTTTTTCTATGAAAATCGATCAATTTTTTCTCCTCAATAGATTCTTCGATTTCGATTGGATCTATTTTTCCATCCATACCAACTTCAGATAACATATGACGATAATAAAGACTTGAAAAAGGCTTATTATCATCTATTTGTTGGATATAATCATCATGAAACTTACGTTTCGAATGAAGAAGTTCAAGCTGCCCACCGGACATCCGACTACTTTCGACTGTTGCATGAGAACTTAACTGTCCTTCCCAGTCAACCAAATTCGTCGGAATTATCATTTTTGAAAAATTCTGTCGAAGGAAATTTGAAATAAAATTTTCCAAATCTATAGAGACTTCGACGTCCTTTGATAGAGCTGTCTTGTGTTTAAATAAAGAAAGTTCTACTTGATGAGGTCTGATCGGAGGTAATGACTTTTTTAAACCTTGGAATAAAGAGTTTAATAATACCCAATTTTTCATTCCTAATTTTTTAGGTTCTTTTAATGCCATTCTTTTCAGAATAACATTAAGAGAATTTGGAAAAATATCTAATGAAAAAGAGGAGTCCTGTAAAGTTCTCGTGATTCGATTGAACCACAAACAGGTCAAGTCTTTGAAATTCGAGGACATTGATCCCAAACTTGAAAGTAAAATTAAACGATCATGAGTCTCAATAAGGTCAGAGTCTCCAGTAACTATTTTGAAATTATCTAAAAATAAACAGATTTTATCTAAATAGTCTAAAGATTCTTTAGTGATTTCTTTCAAAATAAATTCCGTTATTTTTTCAACTGAATTGTTTTCCACGAAATCGTTTATAGCAGTCTTGGCCCTTGAAGTACTAAAACCTTCATCTACCTTTGTGCTAATTAGACTCAGCGTCATTGCGTAGTCATCAGACGAAATGACGTATCTCTCAACGAACTTAATGTAGCTTAACCAGAGATTCTTAAGAAATTCTTCCTTTTTGGAAGTGTTTAACGGGAAAAATTTATAGTTTTTATCAACAATAATTTGTTCCAATTTCTTTAAAAGACTCTCAGGGGCGTTACTTACTATATGGTCATCCCGAGATAAAGGATGAAGTAAGAAAACCGATCTGCCAATGATCAGTTTTATAATCTCCATAATAGGAGTTGAGAAACGCTTTTCCAACACGGATGTGGAAAAGTATGAAAAGAATGAAGATGTTGTTTTCGACATTCTTTAAAGCTTTCTTTGTAGGCTGATATTTGATATCCCTAAGGGTGAA